TACATACACGATGCAGAAGGAAAGAATTGATACTTATGAGTTAGGGTGGAATCCGTGGCAAGCTCAAAAGTCTGCACAAGAAATGTATGATAGAATATGGAACATGAAGTTCTTACCACCAGGTAGAGGACTTTGGGCTATGGGAAGTCCAATTACAGAAGAACGTAATCTTTATGCGGCTCTAAATAATTGTGCTTTTGTATCGACACAAACAATTAAGGATGATATGGCAAAACCTTTTTGTTTCTTAATGGACGCGTCCATGTTAGGAGTTGGGGTTGGATTCGATACTAAGGGTGCTGGAGAGATTGTAATTAAAGGAATAAACAAAGATAGAGCTAAAACCATCTTTGTAGTTCCAGATACACGAGAAGGATGGGTAGAGTCTTTAAAAGAACTATTGGAAAGTTATTTTCACGGTACAGCTCCAGTCAGCTTTGATTATTCTGAGGTTAGACCAGCAGGAGCGCCCATTCAAGGCTTTGGTGGAGTTTCTAGTGGTCATGAACCATTAGAAGAAGTTCACAACAGCATTAGGAAAATATTAGAAGGTAATACGGGTGAACCTATCACTATAACGACTATTGTAGATATAATGAATTTGATTGGTAAATGTGTCGTAGCAGGTAATGTAAGAAGAACTGCTGAGATTGTATTTGGTGACCCACACAATCAAGAGTATTTAGATCTAAAGAACTATGAAGTGAACCCACACAGAGATCAATATGGATGGACAAGTAATAATAGTATATTTGCAGAACTTGGCATGGATTACACTGATGTATGTAGACGGATTGTGGATAATGGTGAGCCTGGTTTTGCTTGGCTAGAAAACATGCAACAATACTCTCGCATGAAGAATGGTGGAGATAACAAAGACCACAGAGTTATGGGTGGTAATCCTTGTTTGGAACAATCACTAGAATCATACGAATTGTGTTGTTTAGTAGAAACGTTTCCATATAATCACGATTCGTTAGAAGACTATCAAAAAACACTTAAATATGCATATTTGTATGCAAAGACAGTCACGTTGGGAAAAACACATTGGCCTGAAACTAATAGAGTCATGCTTCGTAATAGAAGAATAGGATGCTCTGTTAGTGGTGTAGCTCAATTTTTAACAATGCGTGGTATAGAAGAACTTAGAACATGGCTGGAGACGGGATATGATACGATACAAGAATGGGATAAGCAATATAGTGATTGGTTTGCTGTTCCAAAGTCAATTAAAACAACATCAGTTAAACCTTCAGGTACCGTTTCATTATTGGTTGGTGCTACTCCAGGAATGCATTATCCGGAATCGAGGTTTTATATTAGGAGAATGAGATTAAGCAAACATAGTGATCTTATTGGACCTATGAAAAAATCAGGTTATCACATAGAACCTGCATACGGATCAGAAGATTCCACTGTAGTAGTAGAAGTTCCGGTGGATGTGGGTGAAGGTATAAGAACGGTTGGAGAATTGTCTGTGTGGGAGCAGTTTAGCTTAGCAGCCTTTTTACAAAGACATTGGGCTGATAATCAAGTTAGCTGTACAGCTACATTTGATCCAAAAACAGAGGCAGACCAATTACCTGCAGTACTAAATTACTTCCAATATAGACTGAAAGGTATCAGTTTGTTACCAAGACATGAACTTGGAGCATATAAACAAATGCCATACGAGTCTATAGACGAAAAAACATATGAACAAAAAGTTAGCAAGATATCTAAGTTGTCGTTTGGTGTTATAAAGAACGAGGAGGCTGATATAGACAAGTTTTGTAACAACGATGTCTGTGAAATCATACCTACGACTGGTGATAACGACGACCAAGATTATGCAAACTAAAAGCGGACAGGCAGCTGACACACCTGTGAAAAAATGTGTCTTAATCTAAACGAGGAGAACGTAAATGAATATACGTAATCTAGTAACATTATTTATGATGATGACAGGATTGTTTGCTCAATCTATATCGGGTATCGTAGATAGTGAAAAACCACTTCAAGGGGCAAATGTCGTAGTAGTAGGAACAGAACTTGGTTCAGTTTCCAACGGCGAAGGCAGTTATCTTATCAAAGATGTACCTGCTGGAACATACGACGTCACTGCTTCTTATATTGGTTATTCTTCAAAGACTATAAGTGTAGTCGTTGGAGAAGATGATGCTGTTGTCGACTTTAATCTTAAAGTCGATGTGGTATCAATGTCAGCACTTGAGGTTCTTGCTTCGAGAGCTGATAAAACAACACCCGTTGCATACACGACAATACACAAAGAGGATATGGAAGTTAGACTTGGTTCACAAGACATTCCAATGATTCTTAATACAACACCGTCGGTATACGCAACTCAGCAAGGTGGTGGTGCGGGTGATGCTCGTATCAACGTAAGAGGTTTCAACCAAAGAAATGTAGCCGTGATGATAAATGGTGTTCCCCAGAACGATATGGAGAACGGATGGGTCTATTGGTCTAATTGGGATGGAGTGGGTGACGCTACATCTTCAATTCAGATGCAGAGAGGTCTATCAGCTGTTAATCTCGCTACACCATCTATTGGTGGAACCATGAACATCATTACCGACCCAGCAGCTATGGAGAAAGGTGGTAAATTCAAGCAAGAGGTAGGCGAGGGTGGATTCCTAAAGACTACCTTGAACTACAACTCGGGTCTTATCAATGATAGGTTAGCCTTGAGTGGTACGATTGTTCGTAAAACTGGTGATGGATTCATTGGTGGAACGTGGACGGATGCTTGGGCTTACTATGCAGGTCTTTCATATGCTGTAAGTGACAAACAACGTTTTGAGTTGTATGGGATCGGAGCTCCTCAAAGACATGGTCAAAATCTATATAAACAGAACATTGCTACTTACTCACAAGAGTTAGCTGGTGATATTGCTGGATATAACGATTCTGCTTATGTTGTTGGAGAGAAGTTTGAAACTGAAGCTGGCAGATTTTACAACCAGAATTGGGCTCCTGTTAGCTCAGACTATAAAGGTAAACAATACTTTTATATGTATGGAGACAAAACACAGGATAGGTTCAGTTCAGATTTTCTAAATGAAAGAGAGAACTTTTTTCATAAACCGTTAGTCAACATTAACCACTTTTTAACCATTAACGATGAGGTACGTTTGAGTACTGTTGCGTATTGGTCTGGTGGTTCAGGTGGTGGAACGGGAACTTATGGAAGTGTATCAAGAACACCAGCAGTAGAGGGTAATTCTTGGTATGCAAGTTCACCTTGGATGTGGGATTGGAACGCTGAGATCGCTCAGAATTCTGATAACATAGATTCATCTTTCTCAGAAACAGAAAATAAATCTACCGGTATACTTCGTAATTCAATTAATCGTCAAAATACATTTGGAGCTATCTCAAAACTTAACTATGTTGTTAATGATGAGCTAGAAGTTCAAGTGGGTATTGATTGGAGAACTGCTAAAATAGAACACGCTCGTGAAGTTCGTGATTTATTGGGTGGAGACTACTATGTAGATTACGCCGATGATAATAAATCAGACGGTAAAAAGGTTGGATTGGGCGACATCATAGCATATCACAATCATACTACAGTAGATTGGATTGGTACATTCATACAAGGTAACTACGATACAGAAAAGTATAATGTTTATGGTATGGGTGGTTTATCCACAATAGGATATACTTATCAAGACCATTTTACAGTAGAGGATTTGTTGATCGAAGCACCGACAATTACTACTTATCAACTAAAGGGTGGAGCAGTCTACAATTTAGATGATAGAATGTCAGCATTTGCTAACGTAGGGTTTGTACAAAAGCCACCTATTATGGATAATGTAATCTATAATGATGGCTCAGTAGCTTCAGATCCAGCAAATGAAAAGTTCTTTAGTAGTGAAGTAGGTGGAGACTACAAGAGTGATAAAGTTGCTCTAACGGTCAATGGATACAATACACAGTGGTCTGATAGAAACCTTACTAAGTCAGTAATGACAGGGCAAGGTGATTCAGGCGATACTGATGTAATATTCTTATCTGGTGTAAACCAAAGTCATACAGGTTATGAAGTAGAAGCTAAAGTGGCTCTTCATAACATGGTAGACTTAGACTTGGCTCTTAGTAAAGGTACTTGGAAGTTTGATGGTGACGCTAAAGGTGATTATCAAGAACAAGAGTACAATGATAACGATCAAGTCATTGGTATGAAAACAACAGAGTATACTTACGCTCTCAATAATCTATTTGTCGGTGACATGCCACAAACAGCTTATGTAGGTGGTCTGACGATCAAACCTATCAAGGGATTAAATATACAGGGTCTGTTTAAAATGTACGATGATAATTATTCTGATTGGTCACCTGATTCTCGTGAAGTAGATGGAGATGATGTTGATAGATCACAGGTTTGGAAAGCTCCTGGTTATTCCAAATTGGACTTACATCTATCATATAAATTACCTCAAGTAGCTGGATTAGATATGACACTAAGCGCTCATCTATTCAATGCTTTGGATAATGTATATGTACAAGATGCTGTGGATAACAGTAAGTATAATGGGTATGGTGATAAAGTTCATGCTGCTCATAACGCTGAAGTATTTCTTGGAACTCCAAGGAACTTCAATGTAGGACTTTCGGTTAATTTTTAAGTCCAAATACAATTGTGTGGGGGGATCAAATTCCCCCTGCATAATATTGGAGATTGTTTATAAAAAATGGTTGCTATCAATTGAAAGATTGAGTAAATTTCAAAAGGTTATTTAGATGTATCAGAATATTTTTATAAGTTGGACAGGAGCTAAGCCACTAATTCATTTGTGGGATGATCAAAAAGGTCACACTATGCTACCGTTCAAAAAGTATGCATATGAAAAAAACAGATCAGGTACTCTCCGATCTCTATACGGAGATAAACTCAAAAAGATAAAGTATTGGAAAAAAGAAGACACTTCTAAATTATTTGAATCTGATATAAATCCTGAAATGCGTACATTAGTCGACTTGTATCATAATTCAGATGAACCATCAGTAAACCATAAGGTACTTTATTTTGATATAGAAACAGAAGTGCTTGAAGGATTTCCAGATTGGCACAATCCAATTAATAGAATATTATCATTTACTGTATACGATCAAGAAGATGACAAATATTATGTTGGAGTCCTAGATCTAAACAATAAACTTACACTAAAATCTAAAGATAACATTGACATTGAAGTATTTTCTACAGAAGATGAGCTTCTCAAACATTTTATACTTCTCGTCAAACAAATCAATCCAACTATATTCAGTGGATGGAACATAGACAACTTTGACGTCCCTTATCTATACAGCAGAATGTGCGTGGTACTTGGTACGGAGTTAGCTAACGAGCTGTCACCAATAAGTACAGTTATCTTTAACAGAGGACAGAACGTTTTCAAGATAGCTGGTATATCATGTCTTGATTATTATAGATTATACATGAAGTTTAGTATGGGAGATAGACCATCATATAAACTCGACGATATAGGTTCGTTGGAAGTTGGAGTAAAGAAGGTTGCCTATGAGGGAACTCTAAACGATTTATATGCAAATGATATAGACAAGTTCATAGAATATAACATTAACGACGTTCGAATATTAAAACTCCTAGACGATAAACTTAACTATATGGATGTTGCAAGGGCTCTTGCTCATAAGGGTCACGTACCATATGAGAGTATATATTCCACATCTCATTTATTGGATGGAGCCATACTTACATATCTAAAACGTAAAGGCGTGATAGCTCCGTCAAAGGCTAATACAGAATATGTAGCTCATATGGATCGTGATGAGCGAATCACAGGAGCATTTGTGAAATCTCCTCAAGTAGGAATGCATCAATGGGTCTTTGATATTGATGCGGCTAGTATGTATCCTAATATTATGATGAGTTTGAATATATCCCCAGAGACAAAAGTGGGTCGTGTTATTGGATGGGATGCAGAGAAGTATGCTCGTAAGAAAGATTTACAGTATAGAGTGGAAGATTTAAAGGGTAAAGTTATAGGAACTTTTGACCACGATGGAATGAAAAAGCATCTTGATGATAATGCGATAGCTATATCAGCTCATGGAATACTATATCGTACAGATATTAAAGGTTTGATTCCATCAATACTCAACGAGTGGTTCTCTGAACGTGTGGAGTTCAAGAATCTTAGAAAGAAGTTCTTCCAGCAGGGAGATAAAGAAACAGCTCATATATTTGATATCAAACAATATACACAAAAGATTTTATTAAATTCTATGTACGGAGCTGCAGCATTACCAGTGTTTAGATATTATGATCTTGAGAATGCAATGTCGGTTACAACAACTGGTCAAGCCATGATCAAATACGCAGAACGAGCTGGTAATCACTATTATAAGGAAAAGCTGGGTATAGAGAAAGATTATTGTATATACATCGACACGGACTCATTATTCTTCAGTGCATTACCACTCATACAAAAGAATGATAAATCAGTAGATGTTACAAACCATGATACTATGGTCGAGCTTACCTTGAAGGAATGCGAAAAGTTTCAAGACTATATCAATACATCACTCAATATGTTTGCCAAACGTATGATTAATATAGACGAACATCGTTTTGTATTCAAGCAAGAAGTAATTGCTCCAAATGGTATTTTTATAAGTAAGAAGAGATATAGTTTGTGGATTATAGACTCCGAGGGTATGCGTGTAGATGAGTTATTAGTTAAAGGTATAGACATAGTTAGAAGTAATTTTCCTAAATCTTTCAAGACACTATTAACAGAGGTCGTCACGGGGCTACTCAAAGGTAAGACTAAAGATGCTATAGATGATATTGTAATATCATTCAAACGAAACATGAAACAAGAACCCATAGTAGATATCGCAATGTCCACAGGTATAAAACAAATAAAAAAGTTTTTAGGACCAGGTAATAAATCAGTCAAAGGAACTCCAGCACATGTACAATCAGCAATAAATTATAACTCAATGTTAAAAGATATGGATGTAGATGACCAATATACTGAAGTGGTTGGTGGAGATAAAATAAAATGGGTATACTTGAAGACAAACCCATATGGGATTAATAAAGTAGCGTTCAAGAATACAGATAATCCGGATAAGATAATGGAGTTTGTAAAGGTTTATATTGATATAGAAAAGTTATATGAAAAGTTAGCTTTGAATAAAATTATTACTTTCTATGATGCTATGAAGTGGGCACCACCAACTGATCCTAGAAATACACTTGCAAGGTTTTTTTAAAATAAATGTTGACTAAAGAATTTATAATGAGTATTGTACAAGGAGAATATATGATAATATTATTTAATTTAATGCCACTTACTGTAATGGCAATCTGTTGTTGGTTTTTTATTGAATACGTAAGATATGAAAACAAAAAGGAAAGATAATGAGTAAACATAGAAGTTATAAAAGATTTATAGGATACAGCACAGCATTTAGACAATGGAGAGCTGACTCGCATTGTAATCTAATTCATGGTTATGCCTTTTGTTTTAAAGTATGGTTTGAAGGTGAACTTGATGATAAGGGTTGGGTTATAGATTTTGGTTGTTTCAAACGTAATGGTGTGAAGGAGTGGATGAAAAACATGTTTGATCATACTACATGCGTAGCAGCTGATGATCCTGAATTAAAATTGTTTAAGTTTTTAGATGAAGCGGAACTTATCGACCTCAGGATATTAGAAGATGGCGTTGGATGCGAAAAGTTTGCTGAACTTGTAGCAAAATATCTACAAGAAGTAGTCACGAAAGAAACTAATGGTAGGGCAAAGGTATACAAGGTTCAGTGCTGGGAACATGAAGATAACATGGCAGAATATTATGTCTAAGACATTACCAATATTAGAATTATACAGATGTGTACAATCAGAAGGTAGTAGATTTGGCATTCCAACGATAGCTGTTCGAACAACCGGTTGCACTCATAGATGTTATTTTGGTGAAGGTGGGTGGTGTGATTCCTGGTACACGAGCATACATCCCGAGAAGGGTAAATATACTTGGGACGATCTTCATAAGATATATGACGACAATCCACAGATTGATGAGATGATGTTGACTGGTGGATCACCTAGTATGCATCAAGAGTTAGTAAATGACTTAATGTATTTTGCCGATGATCGAGGCATATTTGTCACGATGGAAACGGAAGGTTCTCATGCATTCGAGACTGATATACCAATACACTTGTTAAGTATAAGTCCAAAATTTAGTAACTCAGTTCCAGTGGTTGGAACTAAGACGCCAAAGGGTCAGATAGTAGATCAAAAATTTGTTGACACTCACAATAGATTGAGGCTAAATTTAGACACAATAGATGAGTTGATTTCATACCATTCAGATTATCACTTTAAACCTGTATGGGATGGAACGGAAGAGAATATTAACGAGATAGAAGAATTCAGAGTGGAGTTAAACATACCAAAATCTAAAACATATATTATGCCTGCGGGAGATACTAGAGAAACATTGATAGAAATGTATCCTAAAGTGTTTGAATTGTGTGCAGAACGAGGTTACAGAATGACGGGTAGGGATCACATAATTGCATTTGATACGGAAAGGGAGGTGTAATGGATATAATAGGTGTGTGTGGTAAAGGTGGTTCCGGTAAGGACACTATTGCTAATTATTTAGTTGAACATTATGATTTTAATCGCGTAGCAGCTGCTGATGCCATGAAAGTGGATTTGTGTAAATATCTTGATATGGATCTGGAGACGCTTGAATCTATCAAGAACAAAGAGTTGTGTTTGTGGGACATGCAGGATACTAAAGTGGTCAATCATGGCAAGTTCTCAGTGAGAAGATTTCTTCAATTATATGGTATGGATATGAGGTATAGAATTGCGGATACGTATTGGCTCGAGCGTTCTATTCAAGATAAGGTAAAGGAACTTGGTACTAATGGAGAAACAAGCATAGTAGTATCTGATGTGAGATTTAAAATTGAATATGATTGGATCAAAAAGAATGGTGGAGATGTAATTTACGTAGGTGGAAGAACAGGATTAACAAAAGATCAGAGCGAACACGTATCGGAAAACTTTGTTAATACCACAGCACAAGATGAGTGTGATCATTACATTGATAACTGTGGTAACTATAATGATTTGTACGAACAAATAGAAGGATATATGAATGGCGAGAATTAAAGTAAAGCATATCGTGTTAGGAACACACAATTGGCCCAATGCTGATAAACATTTTCCTGAGGTTGGATTTCTAAGGCACGAACATCATCACGACTTTCACTTTTATGTAGAGTGTGATGTTGAGCATCATGACAGAGAGATAGAATTTATTATGTTGAGGATTGATCTCATGAAAATTATTGAAGATAAATATCCAGGAAAGTACATTAAAAAATTTGGAGCCAGTAGTTGTGAGATGCTAGGCTCAATGGTACTAAATAAATTAATAGAAAAATATGGAGACAGAAATTGGAAGGTATCTGTCTTCGAAGATAACATTCAAGGAGGAATAATTGAAAATTGATATATGCTATATTACTAGCACACCACATCTAGAATCACACGCATCATTGGGTCAAAGACAACTCAGTTTAGCACATAAGATATTATCAGATGAGAAGTATTGTGAATACTATTCTAACCAACAAAGCTATACTATTATGGATAATTCAGCATTTGAGTTTGAACAAGAGGGAAGAGGAGTACCTCAAGATATGGTATTGAGTGCAGCACAGATGTCTTTGCCAGATGAAATATGTGCTATAGATATATTGTTTAATGGAGCCGACACAGTAGACTCGGTTAGGGACTTTTGTAAGTTCGTGAACAAGAAGGATCAGAGCTTATATGAAACTACAAAATTCATGGCGATACCGCAGGGTAGGACGCAAGTGGAGTGGTTAGATTGTTATGAAGAGTTGGTAAGGATGGATAATATTGATGTAATAGGATTATCAAAGCTGTCTGTACCCGAAAGCTTTCAGGGTAACCACACGGAGAGTGGAAACTGTACTAAAGGTAGAATTAAATGTATAGATTTTTTGATTGAACATGATATGACTCCAGATAAATTTGGTAAAGAAACTCATCTACTTGGATCTGATAATGCAGGAATAAATGAGTTGACTTATTACTATAGTATGGGGTATGATTGGATACGTTCTAATGACACATCAATGCCATTTGTATATGGTTACACAGGAAATAAAATTGAGAATCGTCTTGTGGATGATATAGTTTTAGAAAAATTAGATTTTAGTAAACAGCTTTCTATGTTAGAACTGAAAACTGTAGACGATAACTTTGTAGCATGGAGGACAATTAATGTCGATTGATTATTCAGGAAAGATGCCTGATTTGGTTTTTAAGTATGATGAGAAACATATACCTGGGGATGACTTACCGGATCCACAAATAGATCCAGTGATCCCAGGTGCTAGAATACCACTCAAAAAGGTTGGAATAGGTCCTGTCGACCTACCGGTCAAGTTGTTAAGAAGGGATGGAGAGAGTCAAGTACTTCAAGCAGAAGCAAGTTTGTATTGCTCACTAGACGATGTAAACGCCAAAGGATTGAATTTATCTAGATTGTATCTTCTTATGCATGAAAAGATTAAGGATAAATTATCAATAGATGGTATTAAAGAAGCTCTT